AACAAATTGATAAAATATTTACAAAAATTAAAAAACCAAAAGTTGGTAAAGAAACAAAAAAAGAAGGTGAAGTAATTCCTTTTAGAGATAAAAATAATCTTACAAAAGATGACCCTATGGGTGATTTAGAAAAAATTGTAAAAGGTGAAGGAAACGTAGGTTTACCAAAAAAAGAAGGTATTATGGCCACAGATGAAGCTGGCTCTGCTTTAAAAAAAGTACAAGAGGCTACAGAAAAATTAAAAGAAGATCCAAAGTTACAAGAGATATTAAGAAATATGGGTGTAGAGGATGCGGCGCCATTAGATAGTGCAGAAAGTGTTAGAGCAGCTCTTAAAAATATGGAAGATAGGATGAGAGTTGAAAAAAATGAAGCAAATATCAGAGCAACACTCAGAGAGTTTTTAGAGAGAAGATTAAAAGATGGTACATTAAATATACCTGATGCAAGAGAAAGAGATGCCATTGAAAAAGTTTATCAGGGTGGAGTTGATCCAATTGAGGTATTTAGAAAAGCATATGGTGAGGATGCTTTGATTGCAGTCGATGATGTTTTTGATCAATTTAATGATAAAATTATGAGAGAGTCTAGTAATTACAAAGAAGTAGGAGATAAGTTTGAACAACTATTTAAATTTAATAGAGGTTTTTATGACATGGCAGATCTACCTGTTCCTAAAAAAGAATATGGTTATGACCCTGGATTAATGAGTAACAAAGAGTTTGCAGATAAGTTAAGAAAAGATCTAAGAGAAAAAGAGATGTTGGAAGACTTTGATCCAACAGACAGAACAGAAAATGCTACAGGCGGCAGGGTCCAAGCGGCAAGCGGCGGGCTAGCTGATATATTAAAATTATAATGAAATTAAATGAATACAATGAAATGATGGCGTACATGTTGCGACCGGCAACTAGACAGAAGTTTGCAAATGGTGGGATCGCAGGTGAATTAAAAGAATTTGTAGAAAAATTTAAAAATAAAAATGGTAGAATACCTACACAAAATGAAATTGTAAAAGGCACAGGCCGTGCTGCTAAAACTATTAAAACTTATTTAGTAGAAGGTGTAGATTATGCAAAACCTTTAACTAAACTAGAAGCAGCAAAACTTGGTGGTAAAAAATCTACAGGTATTACAGAAGTTAGCGATGATCTTGTTAAACAATTTAAAGATTTAAAATTTACCCATATATCTCCATCTGTATCAACTGCTCCTAGCACAGGAAGTAAAAGTTTTAGAGTTAGGTTTACTGGACCTATTGCAAATGATTTTAAAGATATTGCTATGCCTGCAACAGAAGAAAATTTACAAAAAATTACTAATCAAATTGATGATATTGTAACAGGTAATCTTTATAAAAATAAAGCTAAAAAATTTAAAACAGAAGAACAATTTAGAAAGTTAAGAAGATTAAAAGATGCGATGTATAGAAAGAAAGATCCTTATGGTATTTATGAAAAATTAAGAAAATATAAATCAAAAATATTTCCTGGAGACGCCTCCAAAGATATACAAATACAACATGGTCAACCAAAGTTTAGTACGCAAACCTTAAGTAGATTTGGTTTTATTCCAAAAGATGTAAATGTATCTCCAGAAGTAGAAATGGTTGAAAGAATACGTAATGAAAAACTAGCAACTATTCAAAAAAGATTAAAAAACACAAATCTTTCTATTGGTCAAAAAGCAGATCTTATAGAGGAATTTAATGACACCATGAAAGGATTAAGAGGTCAATTAAAAGGAACACCAGCACAAGGTCTAGTTAATTTTGAATTATTAGATATAGACCAAGATGGAAATGTAACAAAATTAAAAGATACGGGGTTTGATCCTAAAAGAGGATTAGTTGAATCAGATGAGGATCTTTCTAAAATAACAAAAGAAAGAGCAGATGAATTAATTAAACTAGGAAAACAAAAAATAGATTCAGAAGCAGTTAGATTAAATTTAATTCCGGCAGACAAAATATCTACACCAGAAAAAACTAAACAAAGAGAAATGTTTAAAAAAGCATTTAAAGGTGAAGAAGGTTTTGTTAGCACTGATCTTTTAAAAGATGTAGGAAGAGGAGCAGGTAAAGTTTTACAGTATGTGCCGACACCTGCAGCCACAGTTGGACTAAGTGCAGGCTTTGGTATTGATCCAGAGTCTTCTTTAGATAGAGCTATTTTAGGAACAGAACTTGCAGCAGCACCAGCATTAGTAAAACAATCTAGTAGAATTGCATCTAATCCTTTGTTAAGAAGAGCATTGAATTTAGGATTGAGTCCACAGATGGCAATGCGTGCAGCAAGAGTTGCATCACCAATTGGCATTGCATCTTTAATTGGTGAAGGAGTTTATACTCTAGGAAAAGAAGCTTTGTCGGAACAAGACAGAATAGATGCCATGTCGCCTGACGAAAGAGACGAATACCTTGACGAGTTAGACTCTTACGGAGATTTCTCAGCATGATCGGTAAAAAGTCAGGACCACCACCAAAATCAGGCCCGGACTCACAGGGGTTGAATATTAATTATAATACTGTTAAGACAGTGAAACTGGAGAAAATAAATGGCAGAAATAGACAAGTCTTTACCGAACGTAAAGCAAACAATAAACGTTCCAAGTCCTGAAGAAGTACAAGTAGACATACAGGAACAACAGTTAGAACAAGACTCACCGATTGATATTCAACCAAATGAAGATGGCAGTGTTGATATAAACTTTGATCCATCAGTTGGTAGCCAAGAACAAGGTGAGGATCATTTTGCAAATCTAGCAGAGCTACTTCCAGAAGAAGTGTTGAGTCCTATTGGTCATGACCTGTATGAAAATTATGTAGAATACAAAGCATCAAGAAAAGATTGGGAAACATCTTACACAAAAGGTTTGGATCTTTTAGGATTTAAGTATGAAGAAAACACAGAGCCATTTAAGGGTGCATCAGGTGCAACTCACCCAGTATTAGCGGAGGCTGTAACACAGTTTCAATCGTTAGCGTATAAAGAATTATTACCATCACAAGGTCCAGTTAGAACACAGATTATTGGGACACCTACACCAGATAAAGAGGCGCAATCAATGCGTGTTAAAGAATTTATGAATTATCAGATCATGGGAAAGATGGAGGAGTACGAATCTGAGTTTGATCAGATGTTATTCTATCTACCACTTACAGGATCTACATTTAAAAAAGTTTACTATGATGAGATTATGCAGAGAGCAGTATCTAAGTTTGTTCCTGCTGATGACTTAGTTGTTCCGTATACGGCTACCTCATTAGACGATGCGGAAACAATTATTCATGTTGTTAAGATGTCAGAGAATGAATTAAGAAAACAACAGGTTGGTGGTTTTTACAGAGACATAGAATTAACACCTGGAAATGAAAATGAAACAGAATTAGAAAAAAAAGAAAGAGAGCTTTCTGGTATGAGCAAAGGTAGAGATCAAAGATTATTTACTCTACTAGAGTGTCATGTAGATTTAGATATCGAAGGTTTTGAGGATATGGATTCACAAGGTGAACCTACAGGAATCAAACTTCCATACATTGTTACAGTTGAAGAAGGTTCACGTGAGGTATTATCTATCAGAAGAAATTACGAAGTAGGTGATGCGTCTAGAAGTAAAATACAATATTTTGTACATTTTAAATTTTTACCTGGTCTAGGTTTTTATGGTTTTGGTTTGATACACATGATTGGTGGTTTATCAAGATCAGCGACTGCAGCTTTACGATCGCTCCTTGACGCCGGAACCCTGTCTAATTTACCAGCAGGATTCAAGATGCGTGGTATCAAGATGAGAGATGAAGCACAGCCAATCCAACCTGGAGAGTTTAGAGATGTTGATGCACCAGGTGGTAATTTACGAGACGCATTTATGCCTTTACCTTTCAAAGAACCATCAGGCACTTTGTTAAATCTAATGGGTGTCGTGGTACAAGCAGGACAAAGATTTGCATCTATCGCTGATCTACAAGTAGGCGAAGGCAATCAAAATGCTGCGGTTGGTACGACTGTAGCCATGTTAGAAAGAGGATCTAGAACAATGTCAGCGATTCATAAAAGATTGTATGCTTCTATGAAACGTGAGTTTGGTTTAATGGCAAGAGTTTTTAAACTTTACTTACCTCCAGTTTATCCTTATGATGTTGTTGGCGGTCAAAGGCAAATCAAGCAATCTGATTTCGACGACCGAATAGATATATTGCCAGTTGCGGATCCGAATATATTTTCTCAAACGCAGCGGATATCACTCGCTCAAACGGAGATGCAACTGGCAGCTTCTAACCCTGCAATTCACAATCAATACGAAGTGTATAGAAACATGTATGAGGCTTTAGGTGTAAAAGATATTGATTTAATTTTAAAAAAACCAGAACAACCAATGCCAAAAGATCCAGCACTAGAACATATTGATGCTTTGGCTGGAAAACCTTTTCAAGCATTCCCTGGACAGGATCATCAAGCGCATATCACAGCGCATTTAAATTTTATGGAAACAAATATGGTGAAAAATTCACCAATTATTGGTGCTGCAATACAAAAAAACATACTTGAACACATAAGTTTGATGGCACAAGAACAGATTGAGATGGAATTTAGAGAAGAATTACCTAAATTAGCACAAATGCAACAGATGGCGATGCAAAATCCACAGCTTCAACAAGAAATGCGTATGCTAACAGAGAAAATCGAGTCTAGAAAAGCAATTTTAGTGTCAGAAATGATGGAAGACTTTAAAAATGAAGAGAAAAAGATTACTTCACAGTTTGATAACGACCCGATTGCAGCTTTAAGAGCAAGAGAACTAGATTTACAAGCTAGAGAAAACGCTAGAAAAGAAAAAGAAGGCGAAGAGAGACTAAATCTAGACAAAATGAGAGCTATGATGAGTGATCAGAACCAAGATGAGAAGTTAAAACAGAATGAAGAGCTTGCAAAAATGAGAGCAGACACTTCTATACAAAAAACTATCTTAAGTAAGACCATACCGTCTGCAAAAGAAGTTCCGGACGCTATTTCAATAATTAGAAAAGGAGATTAACTATGGCATTCCCAATTTTAAGTGCTTTAAAATTAGCAGTTAACGCTGGCACGCATATTTATAAGAAAAAACAAGAAACAAAAATGGCGATGGCAGACGCACAACACATGCATGCTGCTAAGATGGCCCGAGGGGAGAGCGAATATCAGGGCAAATTGTTAGAGGCAAGACAATCGGACTGGAAAGACGAGTTCGTTTTGCTCGTTCTCACGGCGCCCATATTGGTGATCGCCTGGGGGGTCTTCTCAGACGATCCTGGAGCAGCAGAAAAGATAAAAATGTTTTTTGAACAGTTCCAGCAGCTCCCGTCATGGTTCACAAATTTATGGATCCTTGTCGTAGCGAGCATTTATGGTATAAAGGGAACACAAATCTTTAAAAACGGAGGAAAAAAATAATGAGAAAAGATTACGGAACAAGAACAAAAATGGCAGATGGTACGAAACTAAAAATGGTTTCAAAGAATGGAAAAAAAGTTCCTTTCTTCGCTGCTGATGGCAAAGGCGCTAAAGATCTTGGCAAAGCTAAGATGATGAAAGGTGGCCGTGTTAAAAAAATGGGTGGCGGCTCTATGATGATGAAAAAAAGAGAAGCTATGAAAAAAGGATCTATACCACCACAACTTAAAAAATTCGTAATGGCTAAAAAGAAAAAAGCCAAAATGAAAAAGAAAAAGTAATGGCAGGTCCAGGTCTCTATGCTAACATTCACGCTAAAAGAAAGCGTGGAGGTAAGATGCGAAAGAAAGGTGCGAAGGGTGCACCTAAACCATCTGACTTTGCAAGAGCCAAAAAAACAGTGAGGAAAAAATAATGACTAAACTATGTCCTAGAGGAAAAGCCGCGGCGAAGCGTAAATTTAAGGTTTACCCGTCCGCGTATGCCTAACGCCTACGCATCTAAAATATGTGCAGGTAAGATAAAAGATCCATCTGGAGTTAAGAGAAAAGATTTCAGAGGACCTAAAAAAGCTGAAGGCGGTAGAATATACAAAGCTGGCGGTGGACTTACTGAAGCTACACAAAAACTAAGACGACAAGGTCTACGTATGGGTGGTAAAGCATGCATACAATTAAAAGGATTTGGTGCAGCTAGAAGATCAAATAAATAACATGGCTAAGAACGGTTTAAAAAAATGGTTTGCTCAGAAATGGGTGGACATCGGCAGTAAAAAGAAAGATGGTTCTTTTTCTAAATGTGGCCGTTCAAAACAAAAAGCTGACGCAAAACGTAAGTATCCAAAATGTGTGCCTCTTGCTAAAGCTAGACGTATGACAGAAGGACAAAGAAGATCTGCTGTTTCTAGAAAAAGAGCAGTTGCTCAAGGTGTTGGTGGTAAACCAACAAATGTAAAAACTTTTACTAAAAGAAAAAAAGCTGCCTCTGGTTATGCAGCTGGTTATATGGGTAAAAGTATTAAAGGTAATTACGGAGGAGTAGAATTATCTAATCCATCATATGTTAAATATTATGGAAGAAAGTTTATGCCGTGAGAAGTTTTTATTCAAAAGGCACAATGCCTGCAAGAAACAAAAAGAATTTTAGACCCACTAAAAAAGGGGCTGGAATGACAAAGGCTGGGGTGAAAGCTTATAGAAGATTAAACCCTGGTTCTAAATTAAAAACAGCCGTGACTGGTAAAGTGAAACCAGGATCAAAAGCTGCGAAGAGACGTAAGTCCTTCTGCGCAAGAAGCGCCGGACAAATGAAAAAGTTTCCTAAAGCTGCAAAAGATCCTAACTCTAGATTACGTCAGGCAAGAAGGAGATGGAAATGTTAAAAAATGGAAAAAAGAAAAAAATAAAAGGTGTAATTAAAGGTTTAAAAAAAGCCTCTAAACTACATGCGGGTCAAGCTAAAACATTAAAAGGAGTTATTAGTGGTAAAAAAACTAAATAAGGTAGCTAAGGCTTTAAGCAAAGCTTCTAAACTTCATAAGAAACAATCTAATATAATTAAAAAACATATTAAGGATATGAAAAATGGCGGATCCAAAAAAAGGAACGGGTAAGCACCCTGGTAAAAAATATGGTAGAAGGCTTTACACTGATGAAAACCCACGTGACACTGTTAAGATTAAGTTCGCAACGCCAACAGATGCGAGAAAGACGGTTGCGAAAGTTAAAAAGATTAGTAAGCCGTTTGCTAGAAAAATTCAAATTCTAACCGTTGGAGAACAGCGAGCCAAGGTTATGAAAAAAAATAAAGTCGCTGCTATATTTAAGAAAGGAAAGGAGTCAATAAGAAATGAGAAGGGCAATACTAGAGGCACTTAAAGCTAGATACGAAGCTGAAATTGCAGAAGCAGACGCGACTGCAAATATTTATTTAAACAACTCGGTGGGTATAGGTGAACATCCACAACACATAGATGAAGTAAATAAACAAATAGAAAAAATAGCTAATGCTAAAGAAAAATTAGACGTATTAGAAGAGTTTGAACCAGAGAAAGCGGTATTATGATGGATGATGGATTAACTATAGTATCTAAAATGCAACGACTTATGAAAGATAATTTGCAAAAAGTAGGTGATGTTTTAATAGGTGGTGGTGTTGACAATATGGAAAAATATCAATATATGTTAGGACAAGCAAGAACATATCAATTAATGTTACAGGAAATCTCTAACCTGCTAAACAACAAGGAGCAAAAAGATGAACAAGGAACCGTTATCGACCTCAACGGAAGAGGTCCCAAAACATAAACCAGCTTTACTAGATAAAATAGAAGCTGAAAAAAAACCAGAAACAGACTTATCAAAAAAAGAAGCATCTAAATTACCAGAACCAACTGGATGGAGACTTTTAGTTTTACCTTTTAAGATGAAAGAGAAAACTAAAGGTGGTCTTTATTTAGGACAAGAAACAATTGAGAGGCAACAAGTTGGATCTAATTGTGGCATGGTCTTAAAAATGGGTGCACATTGTTATGATAAAGAGAGATATCCAGAAGGACCTTGGTGTAAAAAAGGTGATTGGGTTATCTTTGCAAGATACGCTGGATCTAGAATCCAAATTGATGGTGGGGAAGTAAGACTGCTAAACGATGATGAAGTATTAGCAACCATCGAAAACCCTGAAGATATATTTCATCAGTATTAAAACATAGAAGGAGTAAACTATGCCAGAAGAAGAAAAGAAAAATGAACCTATGGTTGATATAGATACTTCCGGACCGGAAGTTGAAATTAATCTAGATGAAGAAACAAAACAAGAAGAACCAAAGGAAACTTTAAAAGTTGAAGAAACAGAGCAGAAACAAGAAATAGAAGTTAAAGAGGAAACAGAAGTTAAAGAAGAAACAGAAGACAAGAAAAAAGAATTAGAAGACTATAGTGATGGAGTGCAAAAAAGAATTGCAAAATTAACTAAGAAATGGCGTGAAGCAGAACGTCAAAAAGAAGCTGCCATAGAGTGGGCTAAAAAAGTTAAAGAAGAGCAAGAAAGTTTGCAGACTAAATTAAAAACTATAGAACCTAACTATGTAACTGCAATGGAAGGCAGAGTAACATCTGGGCTGCAAGCTGCACAAGCTGCTTTATCAAGAGCAAGAGAAGCTGGAGATATAGGAGCTGAGGTTGAAGCACAAAAGATGATAGCTAGATTAGGTGTGGAAGAGGCAAGAGTTGCTAATCTTAAAAAGAAAGCTGAAACAGAACCAAAAGAAACTGTTAAAACTCCAACTTTAGATCAAGCAATAGCTCCTAAATCCACAACACCTGATCCAAAAGCTGAAGAGTGGGCTGATAAAAACCCATGGTTTGGCCAAGATAGTGCTATGACTTACACTGCATTTGATTTACATAAAAAACTAACCGAGGAAGAAGGGTTTGATGCGCAATCTGATGACTATTACAATGAGATTGACAGACGTATGAGACTTGACTTTCCGCATAAATTTGGTAATACTGAAACAACGGTACCGACTAAGCCTGCACAAACAGTAGCTTCAGCAAAGCGAAGTGTAAACTCTAAGTCGCAGAAAACAGTGAGACTCACGCCGTCTCAAGTAACAATTGCTAAAAAATTAGGTGTGCCACTAGAACTTTATGCGAAACAATTAAATATCACGAAGGAGAGATAAGCATATGACTGATAAAAAAATAGACTCCCGTGCGAGCCAGACTCAAGTTAAACAACAGAAAAAAGTTTGGACTCCACCATCATCTTTAGATGCTCCACCCGCACCAGATGGTTTTAAACATAGGTGGATAAGAGCTGAATCGATGGGTTTTGACGACACATCAAACATGTCAGCTAAGTTACGATCAGGATTTGAATTAGTGAGAGCTGATGAATATTCTGAAGTAGATTATCCAAGTGTACAAGACGGGAAATACAAAGGAGTTATCGGAGTTGGCGGCCTTTTGCTGGCAAGGATACCGGAAGAAATTGTCAAGTCGCGCGAAGAGTATTTTAGAAAACAAACTCAAGAACGAAATGACGCGATCGAAAACGATTTAATGAAGGAACAGCATCCAAGTATGCCGATCAATAGTGATCGACAGACTCGTGTAACCTTCGGTGGTACTAAGAAATCCTAATTAAAGAATTTCTAACCAACGAATAAATTAAATCGTACTGGAGGCCTCTCGGGGCAGGTACAAAAGGAGATAATACTATGGCTAATAAAGACGCGGCTTTCGGTTTTAAACCTACAAGACATCTTACAGGTGGAAAAATCAGAGCTGAAGAATATACTATTGCAGCTAATCACGGGACATCAATTTTTAATGGTCAAGTGGTTGAAGCAGTAGCTGGTGGTGGTATCGAACAAGCAGCAGCTGGGGACACTCAACAATTAGGTGTGTTCGGTGGTTGTTTTTTCACTGACCCAACATCAGGTAAACCTACATTTAAAGCTTTCTATC